ATGCTGGTCAAAACTATTTGTAAGGATTTATATGTTTAGTTCACAAGGTTCACAAATAAGTAGTGGAGGCTCAGCTAATTACATTGAAGATGTATTTAGTACTTATCTTTATACAGGTAATAGAACTGTAAGAAATATTGAAAATGGAATTAATCTTAGTGCAAGTAATTCAGGTGGTTCTGTTCTTTTTGATGGCACAGGCGATTATTTAAGTGTTCCAACTAACGCTGCATTTAATCTTGGTACAAATGATTTTACAGTTGAATGTTGGGTCTATAGAAATACATCTACAGCAGGTTATGAAACTATGCTTGGTTTTGATGTAACAGGTGGATTGTTATTTGAAATATACCAAAATCAACTTGATTTCGGAATTCGAGGTACTATAAATGTGCTTGGTTCGGGTGTAACTGTACCATCTAATCAATGGGTACATTTAGCTATTACTCGCCAATCAGGTGTTGTACGTTATTTTCAAAATGGTACTCTAACATATACATATACTGGTACATACGCAACTTATAATTTTTCTAATAATACTCCAGCGCTTGTTAGCGGGTATGAACCAGGCGGTGGCCAATTAAATGGTTATATTTCTAATTTACGTTTGATTAAAGGAACAGCACTTTATACATCAACATTTACGCCAAGCACAACACCTTTAACAGCAGTTGCAAATACATCTTTATTAGTTTGTCAAGGACCTGCACCTTTGTTAGATAAATCAACAAATGCGTTTCCTGTAACTGTATTTGGTGATTCATCAGCAAAAAACTTTGGCCCATTTACAAGTGCAACTGCAGGTAAAGGTGGATTAGTTTGGACTAAAGGAAGAAGTAGTGCTAGATACCACAATTTAGAAGACACTGTTCGAGGTCCTGGATACTCATTATGGTCAAATGACGGGGGTGTTGGTTACAATTATACTGATGCAATAACTAGTTTTAATGCTGACGGATATACTCTTGGTGGAGATAATACAGGAGACCAAGTGAATGCTTTACTTGACTATGTGTCATGGACATTTGCAAAACAACCAAAGTTTTTTGATATTGTAACTGCCACTAACACAGGCGGAACAAATGCACGGATTTCACACAATCTTGGTTCTGTGCCGGGTTTTGTAATTGTAAAATCAACAGATTATTCTGGAGAATCTTGGCGTTGTTACCATCGTTCATTAGGTCGTAATAACTCAATGCAATTAAACTTAACGTCTGCTACGTTTACTTATTCTAATTATTGGGGTACATCTGACCCAACAGCAACAGATTTTGGTATTAATTGGACTTTATTTTCTGGCACTAATTATATTTTTTATTTCTTTGCCCATGACGCAGGAGGCTTTGGCCTAACTGGTACAGACAATGTGATTTCTTGTGGAACATATACGGGAACAGGTGCATCAGGTAACAATGTTACGCTAGGCTATGAACCTCAATGGGTTATGGTTAAAAACACCAGTTTAGCCACAGAACCTTGGGTCATGCTAGACAATATGAGAGGAGTAACTGGAGGAAATGACCCACGTCTACAAGCAAATAGTAGCGCTTCTGAAGCTTTTGGCACTATCTTAAGTTTTAATTCAACTGGCTTTACACCTCTTACAACAGACGACAAAATCAACGGCAATGGTCTTCCATACATCTACATAGCTATTCGCAGAGGCCCGATGAAAGTGCCTACGAGTGGGACTAGTGTGTTTGACGCAAAAATATGGTCTGGAAATACAACAACAGACGTAGCAACTCGTAATATTGCTGGAATTGGTTCACCGACTGATCTGTTTATTGGCTCAGAACGTGACCCTGGCTTAAATCAAAACTATTTTTACGATCGTTTACGAGGTACAAACAGTGTTGGTGGCTTGCTTCTTGTATCAAGTACAACAGCCAGCGAAGCCACAAACAGCTCTGGTTACGGGCAATACTCATTTGCTCAACAAGATGGAATTACTCTAGGAAATTACACGTTAAACTACACAGGAAGAACTTATGTTGGTTGGCAGTTTAAACGTGCGCCTAGCTTTTTTGATATTATTTGCTATACAGGGGCGGGTAACGGAACAGTAGTTTCGCACAATCTTGGTGTTGAACCAGAATTATTTATAGTTAAAAAAAGGTCAGGTGCTGCTGACTGGGTTGCTCGCGCTCCAGGCACAGAGGCAGATAGATATTTGCTTCCAAATAAAACAAACGCTCAAGCAAGTGCTTCTGGTTGGTATTCGGCAACATCATCACAAATTACGTTTGCAACTGCTTACGCCACAACAGCAGGTAACGGAGATACCTATGTAGGCTATTTATTTGCCACTTGTGCAGGTGTTTCTAAAGTAGGCTCATACACAGGCACTGGCTCAACTCAAACCATTAACTGTGGGTTCACAGGTGGTGCTAGGTTTGTGCTTATTAAAGCCTCCAGCACCACGGGTGATTGGTACGTTTGGGACACTGCACGAGGCATGGTAGCAGGGAACGACCCATATTTGTGGTTAAACAGCCCATATTCGTCTGCTGAAGTCACTAATACCGACTGGGTTGACACTGCTTCAACAGGGTTTGAACTGAGCAACGCTGGCGGCAACTTGGCTAACAGCAACGGAGTCAGCTACATCTTCTTAGCAATTGCATAAGGAACAATCATGAAAATTAGAATTAAAACAACAGGGCAAATAATGTATGAGAATGAATTCCGTACATTATTCCCTAACACATCCTTACCACAACAGCTATCAGAAGATCTCATTAACGAGCTAGGTGCTGATGTAGTATTTGAGGGTCCACAGGCTTCTGGGGGTACTGTATACCAGTACTCTCAAGCAGCTGGTGTTGAAGAAATAGAAGGTAAGTGGTATACTAAGTATATCCTCGGACCTATCTTTACAGACACACCAGCAATGGGTGAATCTCCTGCTAAAACAGCGGCTGAGAATGAAGCGGCTTACAAGGCTATTAAAGATGCTGAACATGCTAAGTCTGTTCGTAATGAACGTGATACTAAGTTGTCAGCAACTGACTGGAGATTTCGTAGTGACATGACCCCTTCACAAGAGTGGAAAGACTACTGCCAAGCATTAAGAGACATCCCTTCACAAGAGGGATTTCCTTGGACTATTATTTGGCCAACACAACCGGAGTAATAAATGAGTATCCCACGTAACCTATCTAAGATAGCAGATAACATAGATTCTAATGGTGTACTCACTGCTTCAGGTGGTGGGTTACCTTCTCAGACTAGTCAGTCAGGTAAGTATTTAACAACAGATGGTACAAATTCATCATGGGCTACTGTAGCCGCAGGTGGTGGACCTATCACACAAAATGAAACTTCTGTATCAACTAATCAAGTAATTGCATCAGGTTCTAATGGATTTTCTATTGGTCCAATTACTGTAAACACAGGTGTTACAGTTACGGTTGCAACTGGCCAAAGATGGTTCATCTATTAATTAAAGGAAAACAAAATGGCAATTATTATTAATGGAAATAATACACCTACGGCAGGTGCAGTAGCTGTTGGTGATGGAACAACTCTAGCATTTACTTTAGCTGGTACTGCAGGACAAGTTTTAACAAGTGGTGGTGCAGGTACTCCAACATGGGCAGATAACGGATCTGGTACTGTCACTACTGCATCTGTTGTTTCTGCAAATGGTTTTGCAGGTAGTGTAGCTAATGCTTCAACAACTCCTGCAATTACTGTAAGCACAAGCGTTACAGGTGTTCTTAAAGGAAATGGTACTGCAATTTCTGCGGCTACTGCAGGTACGGATTATGTAACACCTACAGGTACAGAAACTTTAACAAACAAAACTTTAACAAACCCTGTAGTAACAAATTATGTTGAAACAGTTGTTGCAATTGGTACTGTTACATCATCTAATACATTAGCATTAACAAATGGTACTGTTCAAACAGCAACATTAACTGCTTCAACTGCTTGTACATTTACAATGCCTACTGCTACTGCTGGTAAGTCTTTTGTATTGTTACTTAAACAAGCAGCGTCTACTGGTAATGGTACAGCAACATTTACAGATGTTAAATGGAACACTGCTTCTGCACCTACAATTACTGCAACAGCAGGAAAAATGGATATATTAACTTTTATTGCTGATGGTACTAATTGGTATGGAAGCATTGCACAGGGTTATACACCTTAAGGAGTTTTAATGTTTGCTTTTACTAAATTAATGCTAGCAATGGGGTTAGCAATACCAGTATTACCGCTAGAAG